TTCCGACATCATTTGCGGCTGGCGTGAATGTTACTTCTGTCCCGATTTCTGCGCTTGTAAATGTATGTCCACCAATACTTAAACCGGCTTGCACATCGTAATATGTCGGATACGCAGATAACTCAACACCTACGTCCTCTGACATAATCGTCATTTCAACCGCATTTGGGAATTGAGTAGTTTGACCATGCGTGTCTATGGATGCCCCTATAATCGCAACATTCTTGCCTCTCATATCAACGACAAACGGAGTCTTTTTGTAATAATGGATTTTAGCTCCAAGCGCATTAACATCAGTTACAGTGGTATCGTCTGATTTTCTTGCAAGAATGCGAATCCAACAATCGCTGTCTACCACATAAGGAAAAGCGTCAAATGTGCCTTTTCCGTTTTTCACAAATGTGTATCTGCTGTCTGCATAAGACTGGAAAATCATTGGTGTAAACTGACATCCATCCTCACATACAATACGATCCCCAGCAAATGCCTTAATCATAGATCCTCTAATTCTTGCAGTGTTGGTCGTTGTATCACCGTCGCTATCAATACCACCAATTGTCCAAATAATCGGCGCGTATTCTATTTCAGGGGTTATTTCTTCTTGCAAAGCATCTATTTCACTCTGCATTGTTGCAATCGCATCTACAACTCCGGTAACGGAAAATGACGCAGTATTACCCTTGATTAAACTAAATCGCGCATATTTTGCTCCCGGAGGTACTGGTATTTCTGAATCATAATAAGATAGGTCAGGTTGACTTGCGAGACTTGACACACCACTGATATAAGTATCCTTATCTGCCGCCTGATAAAATGCCATACCAGCAGGAGGATCAGCGTTCTTTGAAGTAAGTGCTTTATATCGGATAGATGTAAAACCATCTACATTAACAAAATCTGTACGACCATATGATGTTGACGTACCAGTAGCTCCATCTGCCCACCTGATATAATACCCAGTAGCACCAACAGTCCACTCCAGTGCTTGCGTATCTTCCAGCTTCTCATCTAACTGACCAATAGCGTTCTTTAACTCAGGAATCTGGTTTCCCTCAACGTCACTTATTTGGCGATTCAAATCATCAACTTCAGCCGCCAGATCGGAGTAATCCGGAGGGATAGAACCGATCACTTCGGCCCCCTTGTCCGCCACGGCCTGAACCTGCGTGGTCCCGGCTTGGTTGACGTTTCCGACCTGAGTTGTTCCAGCCTGACCGACTGCATTAACGGCATTTACTCTGGCAGTACCAACCGCATTAACCGCTGAAGTTTGAGCTTCCTGAATCGGGCCTTGAACAAGTTCGGCTTTCTGTTCTTCGGTGAAATCCGCATAAGTGAACGGATCGCCTTTATCTCCCTTATCACCTTTATCACCGGTTTCACCCTTTGCACCTGTTTCACCTTGAGGGCCAACAGGACCAACATCACCTTTCATTCCTTTTGGCAAGCCAAAATTAAGATTAACAGCACCGGTTTCAGGATCCACTGTCTTTGCAACAGAAGCCGGTTCGCCGGTATCAAGCGTTTCAGCTGTAACGCTCATATTTTGAATTGCCTGTGATGCATCTTCAGCAGTATCAGCTGCATTAGCCGCCCTGGTTGCGCTTGTGTTGATGCTCCTGATGATATTATCAATTACTTCTGATTGATCATCAGAAAAATTCACACCTGTCGGAACAGGACGCGCTTTTACATTGATCGTAATCCAGTATTCTGTTTCTTTGTCTGCATCACCTTCAAACAGAACAACATAAGCCATAATCGGCTTCCCTGTTTTCAGAAGCGCAGTAGGCACCTCCACACCTTCAGGAGTGCCGACAGCCGGAATTGTTGATGCATCGCCTTTGTTTGAAAAATCAACCCTGTAAGATTCAGGCAGATCCACACCAGAAATTTTGAGGATCTGCCCTTCATCCCACTGAGCCAAAGGCGGCACAGCAACAACATTGATGTCATTTTCCGTTACTGTCGCTGTTGTAACATTCAATGCCATTACTATACCCTCCGTTAATAATAAATAAGGACACAGCCGTCACCGCCTTCACCTCCGTGACCACCGTAACCTCCATGCCCTCCTATACCTGCTTCTCCTACTGCGAAAACACCGGCAGAACCACCACCGCCACCGCCGCAGCCACCAAAGCCACCATGACCATAATATTTTTCATTATAAACAGTTGCTTTCATTGGTGTTGCAACAGCATTTCCGCCATCGCCACCTGAACCGGATGTTGTAGGAGTTGCATCTGTTCCTATAGCTCCGCGCTGTCCAGATGCACCGCCGCCGCCAGCACCACCGGCAAGCGCAAGAAGACCATTTATAAAATAATGATCACCAAAAATTCCACCTGCATCAGAAGGAGTTCCACCGTTTCCTAAACTATGTGAAGCATAACCAAAGCCTACCATTTCTTCGACAACAAAATAACCGCCATCTCCACCTTTACCGGCTCCACTTAATTCAGCAGTATTCTTTTTACCGTATATATCTCCAGTAAAAAAGTTTGCAACTCCTTTTTCCAGGCGTTCACCTGAACCAGAAGAATATGATGTGTTCCCGTCAGAAAAAGTTGTATCTGTTCCTTCAACTCCCATATTATTTTCTCTGGTTGATGTACTGATATCACCACCGGTTCCTCCAACTCCACAAGAATACTGAAATTCTGTTGTTGGATTATCAATAGTAAAAATTAGGATCTTTCCACCTGTTCCACCTTCACCAGCAGAACCGCCTTTAGCCGCTTCAATAGATGACATGCCACTTGGAACTTTACCATCTTCACCGGCATATCCACCAGCTCCACCAGTTCCACCACCAATTAAAATGACTCTGATTCTTGGATTATCTTTTTCATATACGGCAGATGGTGTTTCCCAAATTCCGCTTCCCGTCAAAATAACGTAATTCTGATATCCTTCTCCTATTGTTGGAGGATCATAATCAAAAACCAATTCACTATCAGCTTTAACTATTCCTGAAACCTGTTCTGTTTTCCTGACAAGAAAAGCATTTGTCTCCTCATGATATGGATTATTACAAGAATAGACAGCACCACACTTTTCACCTTGGTCAACAAAGGACATTTTGATTTTACTTGCAGAGCTATAATAAGCTTCTAATCGGTCAAGCAAGACCTCTGAATTCTGCATAGTGACAAGTGTTGCATCAGATACACTGACGTTTTTCCCGGAAGGAAGATTGTTTAAAAATCTCTTGATTTTGCTTTGACTGTGTTCATACGTTCTTGCATTTAATGTACCTGTTCCCTTTAATACAGCAGCGTTACAATTGTGACAGCACACAACCAGATTATCTGCGGCAAGAGAATCTGCAACAATCGGAGAGTTTTTGAATTCTGCAACATAAGCTTTTGAAGCACCTGTACTATTTGAATATACTTCTTCAGCCGCTTTTGTTGTATCGTTACCGTAACCATGTTCTGTAACTTCGATATAATTTACAATTTCAGGGTAGGTTACACTTCCACCGTCATAGATTCTATCATCCTGAATTGTTCCGTCTTCCTCTAAAGCAGGTGCTGTCAGAAGCAATTCACCGGAATCTGTTTTCTTAATAATAACGCCTTGAGAAATTAACAAAGCCTGAATGGCTTCACGCTTGGAGCAGATCGGAAGCCATCCATATATATTAAGATTACTTACATTATCGGAAAAGGTTATAGACTTTAATATCTCTGTTTCCAATTCGGTTTGCCTGCAAAACGAAGGATGATCTGTAATATCACCAACAGATATTTCTTCATTTTGGACAAGGTTATCATATTGATAGGCAGCGCTTGCATTTTGCTTCTCTTCAATATCATTTACAAGATCATATACACCATATGTTTTTTCATACTCATCTTTTACGAGCACCGCATCACATTGCAAGTTTCCGTTTTCATCATAAATCTTATATTCACCGTATTCAGCATCTATAAATAACGGCTGTTCTTTACCTTCTATATATTTATTAGTTTCGTTATGACTATCTGCTGTAGCACCACCAGCATACACATGTATCGGAATCTTATAATCACTTGTAGATTTTGTTATAGTATATTCTACACCGTTAATGATTGCTTTTCCCTCAGATGGATTAATATCAATATCATAACTTGATCCATCTACTGGAATCCCTAAATTAAAAGACTGATTACCGTAAGCAAAAATCAAATAACTATACAGCGGATGTGAAGGATCATCTGTATTATTCAACGTTTGCAGTTGTATTCCATAATTATGCTCTACAACAACACTATCACCGCTGGTTTGCTGAACACATCCTAAAACGGGAAACGACCAACGGCCAAGCAAATTAACAAGCCTCGGCAAGTATACTGTATCTAATGCATTAATCTTAAATTGCGCTTTAATCCTGGATTGCATCGTTGCGTTAAAAACAGTGTAATGAGTATTGCTTGCTGCATCATATACATTTCCAAGATTGTGACCCGGCCCAACTTTTACAGTTTTACATTTCCGATAATATCCCGAATAAGGCTGTAATCCGTTTGTCCCAACAATCCACCGGATTAAATCTTCAAAACTTTCTCCGTTATACATTCCACCATAAAAAGTTTCATGAGAAAGGATACCGATTGCGCTGACCGCTGTAATCTTGTATGCATTTACTTTGGTTCTTTCTATCTCTGTACTGTAAAATTTACCGAGCAACCTATCCTGGTTGTAAATCAAAACCGATGTAGCATATGGAAGGAAACGAATACTGTCATCATTGCAAGCAATTTCAAATTCAGTTGTATCAACAGTAAGCTCGTTGCCGATCAGATCAACCGCACTCTCCATATTGCACGATTTGATTTGATGATTCCGAAACGAAAAAAGCGGAGCTTCAAGATCACCGATAACAATCTGATATTGTTTCATATTCCATTACCTCTGAGGCTCTATCGCCTTGAAAACAATGCTCAATCCGCTCCACCGCCTCTTGCTACCTACAATACCCATAAACTTATCATTGCCGCTTTCAATCACAGCCTCAAATGTGATTGTTTCCTGGCCGTATGGAAAAGAAACCATATGTGAATCTTCCGGTGATGTAATCAGCTGATAAAAAGCATCATAACTTTCAGGGTCAGCCGGATCCGGTTCGACGTCAACCTGATAAGAATACTTTGTGCCGATGATGTCCCGAATAATCCGACCGCTGATTGCTGTTCCGCTGTTAGGGCCTTCAAGAATCTCAAAGGCCCTGTGGAGCGTCTCAAACTTCATTCGGATGTTATATTCAATTCCGTCAACTGTGATTTTTGTAGTTGCCATATAACCACCTCACGCTTTGACCAGTGACGGGCCGCGCCTGTCTGTTTCAACCTGAATAACCGGCTGAAGCACTCTTGCAAGCTGTGACAGACTGCCGGTAAAGTTGACATATACCTTTGTATCACCGCCGCCCAGGCCACCGAGCCTTGAAAGTGCGGTTTCTGCCTGATTACCGGTGAGCGGTGTGATCTGAGCTTTATTACCAACCATTGTCAGCAACTCAGGCCCATTTTCACCAACCACAGATGCACCTTGTGAAATCGTGCCACCGACAGCCATTCGACCGACTCGACCGGCACTAACATGACCACCGCCGCCGCCAAACATACTTGAAATAGCGGCTGCAACCTGTCTCAACCATGCAATTACAGCATTTACTTGAGCAATTACCGCATTGCAAATGCTGCTTACAAAACTGGAAATACCACCGGCAATGCTGCTTGCAACAGCCTGAATACCGTTGAAGATGCCGACAATACCGGCATAAACGTTATGAGCAACACCAATCAACTGTTGACCGATTGACTGAACCTTAATGACAAAAGCCGCTATCTTTGCAGCCATGCTGTTAATCAGCGTATCAACAAGACCTCTGATAGTATCAACAAGACTCATGATAAAAGCTAATGCATTTGACAAACCAGCCATAATGCTTTGCTGAATGCTCTGAATCCCGTTTGCAATAGCCGTTTTCACGTTCGCAACGGTTTCGGAAAGCATTTCACGGAATGCCGCGATATAAGCCTTGATCTGATCCAGGTGAGTAATGATAAACACCGTGAGCAAAGCAACAGCCGCAATGATCGCCATAATAACCAAGATAACAGGATTTGCGGCAATCATCGTAAAGAGCGAAGTCAGACCGCTTGAAATCAGCTGAACCGCGCTCATCACCAATGGCCCGATCTTCGTAACAATGCCGATGACCGCATTCACGCCGCTCACAATCCTCGGCACAAACGTCAAGATTGTTCCAACCGCACTGATAACTTTACCGATAATGATCAGCAAAGGCCCAGCTGCCGCAACGATCAGAGCAATGGTCACGATCAGTTTCTGTGTTCCTTCATCCATGCTCAGAAACTTATTAATAAGCTCCTGAATCTTGGCAATCAGCGGTGTAATGATCTCAGCAACGATCTCACCAACTCTTGTCATCAATACATCAAGAGATGATTTCAATTGCTCAATTGCACCGCCGAAACCGCTCATCATTGCCTGTGCCATTGCGTTTGTCGTACCGGCACAATTGCCAAGAGCCTGTGACAGCTTGTTAACATCAGCCGGAGCCGCATTGATCAAAGCCAACCAGTTTGACATCTGGTTTTTGCCGAAAATCGCAGAAGCCGCCGCAATCTGTTCCTCTTCACTCAGCATTGCAAAGCTCTCATGCAACATGCTCTGAACGGTCAAACTGTCCTTCATAGAGCCGTCAGCATTGAAGATTTCCAATCCTAACTTGCTCATCATGTCAGCTGCTTCAGAAGTCGGAGAAGCCAGCCTTGCAATACCTGTTTTCAGAGCGTTTGCCGCTGTATTGGCATCAATGCCGTTATTTGCCATGACACCCATATACAGTGCGGCATCATTTACGCTGTAACCGGCAGTGCGGAAAATCGGTGCCGCAATGCTCATAGCAGATGAAAGACTGTTTACATCAAGTGCTGAGTTATTACAAGCCGCCGCAAAGATATCTGCATAACTTGACGCATTGGCAAAGCTGTCTCCGAAGCCGTTGATAGTAGCGACAAGACCGGCAGAAACGGTGTCAAGTTCACCACCGGCACCGGCCGCCAGGTTCATCGCCGGTGCAAGCGTCTGAGCTGCCTGTTCTGCATCAAGACCTGCTCTTGCAAAATTCAAAACAGCCGTTGCAGCATCTGCCATGCTGAATGTAGACTGAGCAGCCGCAGAATCAATAGCAGCTCTCAGCAAATCAGCTTCTTCAGCTGAATTGCCCATTGTCTGATTGACAAGGGTCATGGTCTTATCAAATTCCGCAAACTTTGAAACACCGGCAGCCGCCGCAGCGACAATCGGAACAGTCAGAGTGCTTGTCATCTGCTGACCGACAGCGGTAACTTTCTGACCAAGCTCTTGCATCTGCCGACCTACGGCTGCAACCTGTTGAGCAGCCACAGAACCAAACCGACCGTATTCACGTTCAAGCTCTTTTAACCGGTTCTCTGTCTCTATGATTTCTCTCTGAAGAGCCTGATATTGATCGGAGTTTTTATCAACTCCGTTTGCGTCCATAGTTGCCTGAATATTTTTCAATTCCTGCAACTTTGATTTTGTTTCCTGGATAGAACGTGCAAGAAGCTGTTGCTTCTGTCTCAGAAGTTCCGTGTTCTTCGGATCCAGTTTCAGAAGGCGTTCAACATCCTTCAACTGTCTCTGAGTAGACTTTACAGCATTATTTACACCTTTCAGGCTGGCGGTTAATTTACTGGTATCGCCATCTAATTCAATTGTAATGCCTCTGATTTTATCCGCCATTATATTACCTCCTAACCAAAGAAACGCTTGATATCCTCTTGCGTTGCCTTGATTGGGTATTTCTCATTGTCATTGCTCTTTTCAATAAGCATGTCATAGACCATGCCCATCGTCATTTGTGATAGGGCCTCATTCGATAAGCCCAACTCAGCGCACCGAAGCATGAACAGTGAGCCTGTTGTTTCTCTTACCGTGGCCCTGCCGGGTTTTTTGGTTTTGCCGTGGTGATCTGCTGATCTGTCCAAAGCTCAATGATAACCGGCATTGCTTCATAGATGCTGAAAAGACCGTCAATGCTGTCAAGCCATTCTTCAGGCGAATTCTTAACATCTTCACCGGCCTCTTTGCAGAAGATCCATGCAGTATTTTCAAATACCTCAAGATGCTCAAGAAGTTCCATGCTTGCCGCATCAACATCTTCCTGAGTTGCGTTCTCATCTTTCTGCACAGTCAAAACCTTGTTATAAACCGTGATCAGGCCTTGCATATCACGGATAATGTCACGCTTAAAAAAAGAACGGTAAAGCCTCGGAGTGAGGGCCGAAGCCCTCATCCGATATTCTTTACCGCCGATGATTGCAGTTTTTGTCATCGGCTGTTACCTCAAGATTCAACAAAAACGCTGGTAAACCAAGTGTCTCTCGTTGCCTTCGGTGTGTCTTTGGTAGTCTTGGCAAAAACCTTGCCGTCTGACATAGGAGCAGCCGTGATATCAAACTCCTGAGTATTCGGCTCTTTCGCTTCCTCAATCGTCTGAGAGCCGATTGTGGGACGCGCAGCCGTCACATTGTAGAGTACAAACAGGTCATTGTCCTGATCACCATTGATCTGATAGAGCAGAGCAAAAGCTTTCGGCTCAACCTCTGCATTTTCGGTCAGAACCTTGGAAGTGGCACCTTCGGTGTATCCCCACACATCCTTCAGCATGGAATCAGGGATTTTGGCAATCTCAAGACTGCCCTCATAGCCCTGGTTACTGGAAGAGACATAGTAAGCGATATTATCAGCGTAGAATTTATTCGTCTCGCCGGAAGGATCCAAATCCAGATTGACCGCGCCGGGAATGGCAACAGGCGTTCCGTATGTGTTACCGTTCAGAATTGCATAGTAAACATTCTTCAGACCAAATCTGACTTTGTTTTCAGTTGCATCTGGCATTTTTTACACCTCAATTTCATAAGTAATCATCCAGCACTTTTCATCATTAATGTATTCTTCGCTCTTCGTCCAAAAGATATCAGCGTTGGTAAGTGCTGATTCAACCAATGCCTCATCCGCAGACGATTTGTTTTGCGTGTACAGTTCAATGTCAATTTGCTTTGCGGAATAATAAACTTTGTTATCCGCTCCAAAATTATCTGCACCTGTTTCCAAGTAGCATAAAAAAGGCAAAGAAGGAGCTTCACCAACCGGCCACGCATAATAAGTGACCTTATCCGAAAAACCTTCAATGCCTTCCAACAATGTTTTAATTTCAGTGAGAGTCAATCAAGCCCCTCCTTTATTTTCTGCACAAGAATTTCAGGTGCCACATCCGCAGCCGGTTTCCAGTGTCCACCAGGGGGAGAAGGTGGAACACGGCCACCTTTTCGTGATGCGTGACCTTTGTTCCCTTTACGATAACCGGCAGCCCAACCGCCTTTTGCGTGTCCATGTTCAAGAAGGTGTGCAATCCGGTATTTACCACCGTTGACAAAGACCTTTGCGGAATACCGGCCTTTTCCTCTTGCGCTTCCTTCACCTGAATCAATCTGGCTCTTATATTCACCGGTTCTGACAGGAGCTTTTGCGGCTACAACATCAGCGACTTCATCAGCCGCTTCTTTCACAGCCTTATTGACAGTTTCACCGGCAATGTAAGCGTAATTATCAAGCTCTTTCATCACAGTTGACGCAAGCGCATCAATTTTGATTTTGCCGACCTTTGCCATAGTTCACACTCCGGCTTTACGCTCCAAATACAGCTCTATATGATCAGCGTCACGCTTATAGGTGCGGTAAATTCCGTACCTTGCACCGTCATACTCGCAAAGCTCTTCCTTTTCATAATCCGGTGCAAACATTTCAACCTGATATTCCGCTTTCAGTCCGTTTCTACCGGCTTCAAACCATTCACGCTGACCAACGCTGTTGACTGCGCAGAAAACATCTCTTCTCGACTCTACCGGCACACGCTGCCCGATTTCATCTTTCTCATAGGTGACAGCAATCAGCGTCAGAACGTCTGACATATCCATTTGCTACACCTCCGAAGATGTTTCTACAGGCAAACCATAACCTGTCATACAAAGGAGCTTTGTCACCTTGTCATGGTAAATATCGGCCCAACGTTCTGCATCAGGATTGTTGCCGAATTTCCATTTACAGTAAAACACAACGGCATTCTGAATCTGCTGATCATAGATTCCCATCTTCAAATGCTCATCCTTACGGTAAATGCCAAAACCGGCAAGCTCAAGCAAACAATCATCGATTAAGGTTTGAATCTCTTCATCGAAGATATTTGTTTTGATTCTCAGAGCTACTTTCACATGCTCAAGCATGATTCATTCTCCTTTGCTACAAACAGAGGGAGAGTTTTACCCCTCCCTCTAACGCTCAAAATCAGGTCGCAGCCTGTTTGATGATCTGCATACCGTGATAGGCAACCAGATCAGCATTTGCAGTCTGAAGGCCGCGAATACCGATCATATTGCGCTTGAAGTAATCGCCGCCCTCATCGGTTTCAACTGCATAGTTGTCCCACATGGGCATGTCAATGGCACCAGGCTGGCCGAAGAGCTGAACGCCATCGGTCAGATTGTCATCAACACGGAACGGAATAGCAAGGCCGCCGTCCTTAATGATGCCGCTGGTCACGCTGCCGTCATCAAAGGTGATCTCAAATACAGCTTTTTTCTCATTGGTGCCGCGCACATCGCCCAGGGTACTGAGGTCATTCTGAGTGAGGTACAGCTTGACATTACCCTTGCCCTCAATGGCACGGAACTTCAGACGCAGCTTACGCAGGTAAGTCGCATCAAGAGCGATGCTGTTTCTGGTTTCAGCAAGAGCGGAAGCCTGGACAGCAGCAACGATCTTGGAGGCGGCAAACGCACGAAGAGCGATGAGAGCGGAATCTTTAATAGCACCTTCATAGTCAAGAGGACTCATCTTCTTGACCTGCTTGGAAATCTCATCAAGAATGCCCCACTCAGCCGGATTGATCGTTACATAGTTGTAGGTGGAAGCGGTGCCAGCAACAGCATTGCCATCGGTAACAGCAGCCGCAGCCGCATCGGTTGCCTTATAAGCGGCAATCCACGCACCGGAGCCGGTCAGGGGAATAGCGTTTACATCATCAACAATGCCGGATGCAACAGCACCCAGGCCGCTGATGCCGCCGACCTTGGTTGGTTTCGCAATGTGACCGGTGCTGAGAAGCTGACGGATTTCCATCTTGCCGGTGCGAACAAAGTCAAGCGCACGTTTTTCATCCGCACTCTGTTCAGTGCGAACCACCTGGCGAAGAGTGGCAGCGGTGTCGGCAGACACACCCTTGCGGAGTTCATCCATCTTGCTGTTCTGGTTGCGGATCTCCTCGGCCTCTTTATTCAAGGCGCGGACTTCCTCCAGGAGAGCGTCCACATCATACTGTGCATCTTTATCATTGATCATTTTATTGATTTCGGCCTTTCTGGCCTCAATTTCGTCAATACGCATTTTTTAAACCTCCAATAGTAGTTTTAATAGGGTTTTCTTTCTTGCTTCCTCTTCAGCCCTCAGTCGCTCCGCTTCCAATTCTCTGATGACTCCCTCAGAGTAATTACGGGCCGAAATTTCAGTGCTGTCATTTGCCGGAAGGCTCACTGCCGACACATCATACAGCTTTGAAATTTTGGTAATGGTTCTATGCACCGTGACAATGTTTGTTTCACGGTCATAGACAGTCTCGGTCTTGTCTTCCTTCACTCGGAAACCAAAAGACATCTTGGTTGTATAACCGCCCTTGATTTCCTCGTAAAGCTGCTGACCAATCTGTGTGCCGCTCAGATCGGCCTCAATGGAAAGGCCCTTTTCATCCACTCTGAGCGTAAGAGTGTTATTGGAGCATCTTGCAAACACTCTGCCCTGATGATCATACTGCATGATTACATCGGACATGTCGCAGTCATCAAAAGCATGAGCGTCCACCTGTTCAAACACTCTATAATCACCGAAATCATAAAGAAGATATTCATTATTGAACGTGGTAGCGTAACCGCTTACCCGCTTCTCTTCGGATCCATCTTCAAGATTTCTTTTTTCTGCAAAAAAATCAGCAGTGCGCCGGTATTCACGTCCGCTGCCGATTTTCTCATTAATCTTTTCCATCGGTGTCATCTTCATCACCCTCATCTTCATTATCTTTCTTATCCGGTTTCTTCTTGCCGTCACTGCTGACTTTTTCATCAGCATTCATGTATTCACCACGGATAACGTATTCTTTTCCGTTGCCGTCCGGGATCGGAGGAAGGTTCCAAATCTCACGCACTTCATCACGATTCAGAACGCCTCTATCAATCAGCTCTGCGGAAATGTTAAGCCGCTCCTTGGTTGCCATATAAACCATTCGATTGGCATTGATCACAACAGCCGCATCAGTTCCGCTCAGTTCGCCAAGATTCTGAAACAGCTTCAGCATCACCTCAGATAACTGAACTGCCCAAGGCTCGGTATCGCCCTCATAGAACGCTGTCCAGGTATCACCGTAAGCCTTATTCATCAGAATATCATCGTTCGTGCCAAAATAGCTGTTGACACGATCTCTGATCGTTTTCATTGTTTCGCTGTCGGCAACGAACGGTTTTGAATCGATCTGCTTCAGGTCTTCATAAGTTTTTGGGAAAAGAAGCGTCATGCCGCCTTTTTTACCGGCAAGCGTGTTGAACCTATCCTGTTCTTTCTGCAAATCCTCTTCAAAGGCAATGTTGTTATACCTGGCCATAAACCGGAATGTTGCAGAATTCTTCACGCCTTCTTT